ATGACTTCTATAAATAATGGACAGGATGTTTTGATTGTAAATATTGAGGAAGCATAAAATGGCTCAGGGAGATGTTACCTGTAATCTAACAAATGCTTTACCTAAAAGATGTGCAGTTTTTGATGGGGTGGATGATTATGTTGAGGTGGCGGATGATGATAGTTTGGATTTTGGAACTGGGGATTTTAGTGTTAGTGCGTGGTTTAAGACATCTGATGGAATAAATCAAATGGATATTATATCTCGTGTGGGTAATACTGGAGCACAACATGTATTTTTTGAAGTGAATAGGAGTGTTCAAAATGGGAAACTTACTATTACTATCAGAGATGCTGATTCAGATAAGGCAGATGTAGTTTCTCAAAATTCTGTGGCAGATAATAAATGGCATTATTTAACAGTAGTTTGGAATGATAGTGCTAATAATGTGAAATTTTATTTAGATAATGCGTTAGAGGGTCAAGATACAAATGCAAATGTTGACACGGTCTTTAATGATGGCAATATCTTAATTGGGAGCTTAACTCCAACTCAAAGGTTCTTCAACGGCTCAATAGACGAAGTAAGAATATACAATAAAGCATTAACTCAATCAGAAATAACAAAACTCTATCAGGGGGGAAATGTAACAGATGGTTTAGTTTCAAGATGGAAATTTGACAAAGATTATAAAGACAGCGTCGGAAGTAATGACGGAACAAATCACGGCTCTTATTTAACAACAGTAGATGATCAAGTTTCTAAAGCAATATCAGACGCAAGAGTTACAGCAAATGATAAATATTTAATGGCAGTTGTGAATAATAAAATAATGACTTCTGTCATAGAGGAAGCATAATGGAAATAACTTTTGAAAAAATAGTTGAAGAAGAAGTTGATGGAGAGATGGTTAAATCATTTGTAGAATGCCCAGAAGAAGAAGCTACTCATAAAAAAATTACATACCCGGAGAGCAGGAGAGAGATGAATCAGGAGAGACCGGGCAAGAGGATTGAATTATGACAAATCCAAATAAAGGCACAAAGGGAACTAAAGAAATAAGTAAAAATTATCCTGTAACTTCTGGCTTAGGCGAAGACGACAAACACGAAGGCAGAACTATGAACCTCGTCGCTGAGGGTATCAATGGAATAAAAAGTATTGCTTCTAAAAAAAATAAGGTTTTGTTGTAATTATTCTGTAATTAGAAAAGTTTATAAAGGCGTATCTACTTGTATCTACACAATGGAAACAGAATATTTTAAAGACGAACTAACATCTGAACAAGAAGATTTAGTTTTGTCAAGGGAGAATGAATAATGGGAGAATACAAACACAGAGAATTCACAGCAAGAATGACTTATTATACTTGGTGTAAGTTAAGAAGACATTTTAAACCGCTGAACAGAAGTGAATCAGCAAGAAATTATTTTTTAAGATTAGCAAAATATCTTGAAGCAGAAAGCAAGCTTGATTTTAAATGGCCTAAAAGGGAGATGGATTTATGAACTTAGAACAAATAGAAAATCAGTATAGAATACTTGAAGATAGAAGAATCAGATTTAAAACTAAAAATTATAATTTGAGAGAAAGCACAGCATATTTTGAGGGATACACCGACGCTATTATTTATGAAAATGAAATCGCAAAATTAAAATTAGAATCAATATTAAAAGAGGATTTGAAAAATGAGTGAATTACAAGGAGACGCAGGAGACGAAGAAAGAGTTAAACTAAACTTAATTGAAGCAGCTGCAGAACAAGGAACTTTAAAAAGAACAGAAACTAAAGATGAAATCAGATTTGAGGGAATGATTGTAGTTAAAGATTTGAAAGGAGGTAAGACAAATGAGGATGGATTTAAAAACACTTGAAGCAGTAAACGAACTAGTGCATAGACAAAAAGTAGAACCAGATGAGATTTTTATAGAGAATGATAAAAGCATTTGTTTAGTATGGAAAAATGAGTAAAGTAACAGCAATATGCCAGATGTGCGGGAAGCAGTTTGAATATGATTTAAAACCCGGCTTTCCAAGAAAATATTGTCCTGAATGTAGTGCTAAAAAGAAAGCAGAATATGAGAGCAGACAGCAAAAAGAAGCACCGGTCCCAGTAGTTAGGCCGGGTGAGATTGCTAAAAAAGAAGAAGTTAAGAAAGAAATAGCTGAAGATGTTGTCATAAGAAAAGACAAACCGCATTCATATGAATTCGGAAAAGCAGGAAACAGATTCAAGGTTTATTTTAACACAGCAGAGGAATTAAAAACTTTAATTAAGGAATTGTTAGAAGTTCAGGATGAGATGTTTCCTTTAGAATAATTATTTTTTTGCCCGAATGTTTGTCGGGTTTCATAGTCAGCGTGCGGGTTGGACTGACAAACCCTTAACGAGACCCGCATTATAATCAAAAAATGAAAAAAGAAAAAACTTTAAGTGAGAAAAAATGTAATATTCTAACTTTAGAACAATTAGGGGGTATTGGATTATCTTCAAGTGACATTGAGTTAGCAGATGGAACTATTTATGGTAAAGAAATTTTTTTTCATCATGGTGAAAATCTTATTTTTAAAAAAGGGTTTTTTGAAGAAGATGTAAAACAAACTTTCAAAAAGATTTTAGATGAGATTGAGAAATTAGGAAATATGAGACTATATAGAAGTAAAAGTTGTCAATTATTCAGCAGAAGAATTAAACAAACAATCAAACAAAAAGCAGGAGATTTAAAATGAAAAACCAAGAAACTTTAAGTGAGAAAAGTATGACATCTGAAGAAGAATACATCACACCCGAAACAGTGTGGAAAGAAATCTGTAAATTATACATTAAATTCACTGATGAACTTGGAGAAAAAATATATGAATTTGATAGGATGATGAAATCTAACAATTCTTCCCAGCAATAACTTTTTTAACTTTATTTCTTAAACAACGAGGGCATATCCATTTTTCATCAGGATAAAGCCAAATCAATCCATTTTGATTTTCTGCTGTTGCTTTTCTTAATTCTCTACCGCAAATATCACATTTATCAGACAACTCAACAGCAAACTCAACAATGCCTAATCTATCTTTTATTGCATTCTCTAAAATCTCAGAAATATTCACTTCTTTCTCTTTTATCTTATTATGCAATTCAGAATCTATTGAAGTCATCACCTGTTTTTTCATATCAAATAGAAATATATATACTTTATAAATATATGTGTTCTGGACAATCTATATTTTAAAATTGTCTATCTGGGTTTTGATATATATATATATATGAATATGCATATATATAATAGCCCCCCCACTACGGAGTTATTCTGATTATATATATCTCTGGAAATATATATATATATATATAAATTCGCTTAACCCTTAAGCCAGGACTTTAAACACCTTTGAAAGCCTCACATAACACTCGGAAGCGTAAATACTATTAGATGCTTGACAATTCAAAAAAACTTGATTGCCTATAACTTAAAATTGCCTTTCATTTAAATAATTGTGTTATTACTAGAAAGTGTTCCGCTCTCTGGAGCGGTGCTTTATGGCTTTTAGAAAGATTTAAATAATTCATTCACTTGCTTTTTTGCTTGCAAAAAAGCCTTCTTCTCATTCCTCTCTTCATCTAAAAGACCATAAAGATAAGGGAAATAACAGAAAGAAGAATTGATTATCGGGTGAATTTTGACTTTTTTAGCCAAAATGGGCAAGGTTTTGCCCACTCCTCTTCTTTCGGAGTTCTACCCTCTAATCAATATTGATCATTCTCTAGAATGACTTATTAATTCAAACCAATTCACATCGGTTTATTTCCTAAGAACTTCCCCCAACCCCCTAACCCCCTTCCCCGTGGGAAGGGGGAACTTCCCTCCACCCTCCCCGCCCACCACCCCTTTTCTTATTCTTCTTATCTCTTCTTTGCGATTGTTGGAGTTTTTCTTTTTTTTTTATGTAGGAACCCGCAAAAAAATTTTTTAAAAATATTTTTTCTCTCCGTCATTCTTCAGGGTTCAAAAATATTTCCCAATCCTTAAATTATCCCCATAGAAAAATCTTTAAATACTCAGCTACTCTCTTACTTATGAAATATGATATTACCCAGCCATGGAAAACTCTTGACAAATGGCAAAAGGACTATATCAATACCCCGCCAGAACAAGACTGCTTTCTTCTAACTGGACGACAATCAGGAAAAACCGCCGCAATGTCCATAAAAATTGTAGAAATGTGTGTTCACCATTTCAAAAAAGAACAAAATATCTTAATCTGCTCAATCACAGAAAAACAAGCTTATAGAATGCTTGCAAAAGCTCTTGTTTATGCAAAGATAAAATATCCAAAATTTGTAATCACAAAAGGCAAAGACAAACCAACCAAACACATAATCAAATTCACAACAGGAGCAGGTATTTACTCCTACGCCGCGGGAGAATCAGGCGAAGGATTAAGAGGAGACACAATAAAAAAATTAATGATTGATGAAGGTTCTGGAATGAGCGAAGAATTTTTTGTGGCAACTACCCCTATGTTATCTGTATCAGGGGGAAGTATGGACATAGCCAGCACTCCAAGAGGAAAATATGACAAAGAAGGAAACGAACTATTTTTTTATAAATGTTCAAAAGATAAAAATTTTAAAAAGTTTTATGTCTCTGCTGAGGATTGTCCAAGACACTCAAAAGAATTTCTGCAAAGACAAAAAGAGAGATTTACAAAACTGCAATACGCACAAGAATATCTGGCACAATTTTTAGATGAAGTTCAATCTTTTTTTGATCTTGACTTAATTAAAAAACTCTGCGTTGAAAAAGTCCCAAAAGAAATAATAACATCTGGAGATAATTTTATCGGCTGTGATGTTGCCAGAAAAGGAATAGATAAATTCACTTATGAAATCTTTAACAGAACAGGACACAGAGGAAATTACAAATTAAGACATGTTTTTAATCTCACAACTAACAATATTCCAATTCCAGAAAGCGTAAGAAAAATTATCTCTCTAAATAAATCCTACAACTTTAAAAAAGAATACATTGACAGCGGGGGAATGGGAATAGCTGTTTGCGACTTGCTCCGTGAAGATAAAGCAAATAAAAATAAAGTTGTTGAAATAAATAACTCTTCAAGAAGATATACAGAAGACGGAGAAAAAAAGAAAACAGGAATTTTAAAAGAGGACTTATATAAAAATCTCGCTGTTCTTATGGAACAAAATAAAATTACTTTTTTGGATGATGACGAAGTAAAGAGTTCTTTATCTTCAATCCAATACGAATACAACTCATCAGGACGCTTAATAATCTGGGGTTATAACGACCATATCGCAGAGGGCATTGTCAGAGCGGCCTGGTGCATAAAAGACAAAAGTTTAAATATCCTTGCTTTTTGTTAATAACATGTTAAGAAAAATCTATATAGCATACTTAAAGATGATAATTAAACTCTTGAGCGGCAAAGCAGCAGTAATATAATGACAGACACAGGAATATTTGCAACAACAGAAGAAGTCCAGAGAAAAGCTGGAGCAAACGCAAACGCAACAGCGAAGTCAGAAGCATACATTAATGACTTCATAGCACAAGCAGAAAGTACGATTAATGTTATGTGCAGATATAATTTTTCTGATAAGTTCTCAACTTTAAACACAGATGTAAAACAAATTCTCAAAGAAGTTGCTTCAAACCTCGCTGCAATCTATGTAATTAACTATGATATGTCTGGTTTTACTTCAAGAACTGAAGCAGAAAACATGATTAATATTCTCAGAGATGCCTCATTAAGAGGACTTTCAATATTAAGAAATCAACAAGCGGTGACTTTTATAAATGGCGCATGATTTTAAAAGATTTCCAGAACTGACAAACTCACAAATGCAATTCTATTATTTTGACAGCCCACACCAGCAAATCACAGAAAGTTTTAGGGCAAGAGTTGTCAAAGTCATAGATGGCGACACAATAAGGGTAACCTGCGATTTTAGGGATTTTGCTTTTCCAATCCGACTGATAGAAATAAACGCCCCTGAAATGAACGAAGGCGGACAGGAAAGTAAATCATGGCTTGAAAATCAAATAATAGGCGAAGATATAGATGTAATTGTAGACCCAAACTTTAGAGTGGGAAAATGGGGGCGATTATTAGGGAGGATTATCAGCAGAGGACTTGACATGGGAGAGGCAAGCATGCGTTTAGGTTTCTCAACAAAATTCGGAGAAAGAAATTTTGAACAGGAGATGAAAAGAATATGGTATTAAATTTTGGGTTTTTAAAAAGAAGTGTTGAAGAAGCATTATCTCCAAGCAAAGACGCATTAACTAATGACTGGCAATGGATAGTAGATAATGGAACTTTAAAATTACTGGATGGGGAGGTAACTAATGGAACAACCACACTTTACACCGTGCCTGCAGGAAAAATATTTTATATGATTTCTATGAATTTATCTTCAAAAGAAACAAATTCTTCAACAGGAGCGGTAAACGGAAAAGCTGCGGGAATTGTTTTTATTGCGAATGTTCTTCAAGCGAATGATACATTTAATTATTCTGGCTCTTTTCCTATTCCTATAAAACTAACAGCAGGACAAACTATTCAAGTTATATCATATGGAGCAAATATTTATGGAGCATTAAGAGTCCAAGGATACGAGGTAAGTGCATGAAAATTAAAAATATAGAAAATGACAGAAAATAAAATAGATAGTGCAATTGCAAGCGACTTAACAAACGCTATGACAGACTTCTCAGTGGATAGTGCAACAACCGACGCTAACACAAACCAAAAAGAAACCTCATGGATGGACACAAATTTTCCAAAATATCTTGGATACTACAAAGATGAGAAAACTCCTGAACTAACTGCAGTCATTGACGCCAAGGCAACATGGACTATCGGAAAGGGCTATAAAGCAGATGAAGAGACAACAATGCTTTTAGATACAATCAAAGGAAACGGAAAAGATACATTCAACACAATATTAGAGAACGCAATGAGAGTAATGCTGTTGGGCGGAAACTTCTACGCTCATATTATAAGAGATGATGAAGGGAATCTTATTAATCTAAAACCATTAGACCCGTCGGTGATGAAACATATTTTTGGAAGAGATGGAATGCTCATCAGGTTTGAACAAGTTTCCAAATTTCCAGGAAACAAACCGAAGAAGTTTGAGCCAGAAGAAATATTTTATCTTTCAAGAAATCGGATAGCTGATGAGATGCACGGGACAGGAATAGCCCAGAAATTAAAATTAATTATTGATATGAAGAATGAGGCAATGGCAGACCAGAGAAAAGCGTTACACTGGAATGTCATACCCCGTTGGAAATTCAAGTTAAAAACAGACGACCCGACAGAAATCGCAGCTTACAAAGCAAAGCAGGACGCAGCAACAGGAACAGGAGAAAATATCTATGAGCCGTTTGATGTTTCTGAAAGCGAATTAATTTCAGTAGCCCCGAACGCAACATTAAACCCTATGGCATGGATACAATATTTAGACAATTTGTTTTATGAAATGGCAGGAGTCCCTAAAATCATTCTCGGGGGTTCAGGAGAATTTACAGAGGCATCAGCAAAAATTGCTTATCTTGCTTTTCAGCAGGGAGTTGAGGAAGAACAACTTTTTATAGAAGAACAGGTTCTGGCACAATTAAATCTTTTGATAGAATTAGAGTTTCCAGCGTCACTGGAGAACGACCTTTTATCTGATAATAAAAAAGATGGCGCTCAAAATATAGATGCAAGTGAAACTACTGCAGGGGAGGGACAATGACCGTTTATTCAACATATATAGGAAAAGGAAAGGACAGAAAGATTTTAACAAAAAGAAAAAAAAAGAACACTGGGAAAGAGTTAAGAGATAGAATAGAAAGAGCCAAAGCAGAGGGCTGGGACCCTGACCCTAAAAAAGACACACAAAAAGAAAGAAAAAGAGAAACAGAAAGAACCCAACCAACAGTCAATATCAACAAAAGAGAAACAGAAAGACCCCCAAGAGTAGAATCTAAAACCGCTCCTGTTGTTAAATTAACTCCAAAACCAAAAGAAAAAACAGGACTGGCAAAGTTAAGAGAAGAAGATTCTATCAAAGGAGGACTTATCAGAGCTGCGACAGACTGGAGAACAACAGTCGCTCTCGTCGGAACACTCGCTACTCTTGGAATTGGCTCAGCAGTTATTGCAGGAGCAGAAGCATCAGCAAGCGCAGGAGCAACAGCAGTAATAACAAGAACAGGAACCGCTATCTCAGGAGGAATGAAAGGCGTTACTATGACAACACAAAGAGCATTTATCGGGAGAGCCGCAACTTCAGGAGTTAACAAAATCTTTTATGCAGTCAGACCAGTCGCCACAAGATTTGCGACAAATCCAAAATCAACAGCTTTAACAACAAAATTATTTTTAAAGGCAGGGTTAAATACTGGAACAGCAGGGATTTTATTGGGAGCAATCGGCTCTTATCCATTTGCAGGGTTCATCAAAGAAGAAGCACTACAAACTTTAGGTTTTGCTTTCTCATCAGCAGAGAAGATAAATGATATTGAAGGAATGGAAATGGTTACAGAAGAAATAGATGAAATCTTAAATGTTGCTCCAAGTATTTTAGATAAAATCCCGTATGTAAATGTTTTAAAGCAATTAAACGAATTTTTTAAAGCTGTTGCAGTGAAACAAATTCAGAACAAAAGAACCATAGAAGAAGCAAAAAGAGATATAGAAGGTGAAGGAGAATTTGAAACTTCATTTGAAAAATCAGCGAGGGAAAGTGCAGAAAGAGAAGAAAAACAAAGAAAAGAAAGTGAAGAATATTACTCAAGAATTGAAGAAGAAAACCGTAAAAAAGAGTTAGAAGAAATGGCTTGGAAATCAGAATATTTTAATTTGATAAGAGAGAAGAAATTTAAGGAAGCAGAAGAACTCCTTAAGGAGAAAATGAAATAATGACATCAAAAAAAAAAGTGGATTGGAAGGTGCTGTGTACAGGATTAGTTTGCATAACCGCCTTAGAAGCTTTTGCCCTAAGTTTAGGTTTCAACGGGACAATGCTAAAAACCGTTTTGGTTATTATAGCATTAGCAATCGGAATATCAATCCCTACACCGACGATAAAACACTGAAATATTAAAATGGAACTCTGGGAGTTAATCATCTGGTTAATAATCGCAGGAGTAGTCGTAGTTGCGATTTTATACTGAAAGGAGGTAAATAAAATGAGTGAAGAACCACAAGAAGAAACTAAGAGGAAAGAAGTTCAAGAAGGAACGCAGGAAAAGGAAGTTCAGGGAAAAGATAATTCTTCAGACAGGATTTCCGACGGAGTGGCGACAACAACACCGCTTATTGAAAACGCCCGTGAGGAAAGAGAAAAGCTGGAAAAAGTCGTTAAAGAACTCAAAGCTGAGAATGACAGACGAGAGTTAATAATGGCAAAGCAAGCATTAGGCGGACGAAGTGAAGCAGGACAAGAGTTAGTGAAGAAAGAAGAAACTGACAAAGAATATTCTGAAAGAATAGACAGGGAAATCCGAGAGGGAAAAACAGAATTTAATTAAGATGGTAAAATCAAAGGATGGAAAAATTGAAGTTATCTCAAGAGAAGAGGATTATCTTAGAAAGGCATTGGAAAGAACAAAGGATTTAATCTTTCAATCAGAACAAAATCTTATCATTAATAAGGAGATGGTTAGGATTCTTGAGAAAAAAATAAAAGAATTTTCAAAGTAATCGGTATACCGAATAACAGAAACATTTAAATACTTTATTTTTTATTATTTATCTATGGCAGACGAAGCAATCCTAAGGCTTGAAACAAGACAACCAATTAGTTTCAATAAAGCCTCTGCAACTGCATTTGAAAAGGGTGCTTTTGTAGATTTAAATGATGATTTAACAGCTGTCGCTGCAACAGCAGACGGGCATGTTGGCGGAATTGTCGCTGTTGAAGAAGTGGCAAACCAGCACAGCACTGTGGCTGTTTATCGTGAGGGCTTTTTCTATGGAACAGCGTCGGCAGCAATTACTATCGGACAAACTCTTGCTTTAACAGGCTCAGGGAATAAACTTAAACCATCTACTGCCTCAGATGTAGCAAGCAAAACCGTAGGCATAGCATTAGAAGCAGCAAGCGGTAATGGCGAGCAATTCTTATTTGAACTAAAACCAGGCGTGGGAGTTAACGCATTCGCATAATGGCAGATACAGCAGGACAAGCACTAATAAGAGGGATTAACCTTGATAAGAAAGCAAGAAACTATCAGAATGAAGAATCTATTTTTTACAAGGAAGTTAATGTTAGTGTATCCTCATCAAGAGAAATACGATATTATCAAAAAACATCAGGATATTTAACTGCAACTTCTCCAGCGAGCATTGTAATCGCAGAGGGTGCTTTGCCTTTTGTTTTAGAAACTTCTTGGACAAGAAACACAGCTTACACAAAAAAGTATTCTGTTGATAGCCCTTTAATTACTGTGGAAGATGAGAAAGACAGCGAAGTTAGGGTATTTATGGATAATCTTGAGGAAATTACTGGAGCTGTTGTTAATGAAAGAGAGGGAGACATCTGGGATGTAGCAACAGAAGACCAGACACCAGTTAATATTAATTCTGTAACTTCTACTGCTGCGTGGGATGCAGCCTCAGGGCAGGACCCTATGGAAGATGTAGCTGAAGCAGTGCAAAAGATTAGAGAACAAACTAAAAGGAAAGTTGTAAATCCTAAATTATATGTTTCTGCAAAAGGAGAAAAAGATTTAAAGGTTTGGATTACTTCAATGAAAGGAAGTTCTTGGAGTGAATTAGCTTCTAAAGTAGTTGTGGATGGAGTTTTGACACGATTTGGCGGATGTTCTGTTGTAGTTTCTGAAAATGTAACTGCTGATTATGCTCTTGTTGCGGACTTGAAAAAATCTACTGAATACTGGGAGTTCTTTCCTTTGAAAACTGCAATAATCACAGAAGAATTAATCGGAAGAAAAATAAGAGTGATGACAAACGGAATTGCAGTTTTAACAAGACCAAAATTCAACTGCTTGATTACAAACACAGAGGCATAAAATGACACTTGAAAACCTTAAAAAACTATACAAGCATTATTCTTTTTTATCTAAAGGAAACTTTACAGCTGAGGATTTTTATAAAGAATTTGGAGATGGCGAAGATGCAGGTTTTTCTCATGTGGGAAAACTTCCAGCTGACAGAAGAAAATTAATCATTGCAGACGCACAAAGAAATCTTAAAGAACTTCTTAAAAAATATCCTGAGTTAAAAGAAGAAGAAAAACCAATTAAATCTAAGGTGAAGAAATAATGGAGAGTGTGCATGATAAGAAATTAGGCACATCTGTGGCAGAAGCGACTTTTGTTGAAAACTCTGGCGGAACTGCAGTAAATGTTGATAGCACATTTGGGGGTTATACTCTTCAGCAAGTTGTTAAAGCTTTACAAATAGCAGGGGTGCTTGAATAAATGGCGGCTGGAGATGTGACTGTTCAGATTGTGGAAAATGCAACTGCGAGTTCAGTGGATACTGCTATCACAGCAATGAGAAACGGTGCTAATGATAAATGGTTAATGACTTCTATAAATAATGGACAGGATGTTTTGATTGTAAATATTGAGGAAGCATAAAATGGCTCAGGGAGATGTTACCTGTAATCTAACAAATGCTTTACCTAA